GTCGTTAGGACTCACACCGCTACTGCCTAACGTAGACGGACCTTCTTCTCGTTCTGTAAACCCTTCTGCAATTCGGGCAGACATGTCGCCACCGCCCTTAAACCCCTGAACCCCACCACCCTGCCTAAACACAATCCCACCGTCCATCGCAGTGAACATATCAGGGCGCATGGGTAGCGCAGCAATCCCTCGCTCACGTTCTGCAAGGTCTTGAGCTTTTTTAGAGAGCATCGCCCCGGCCATACCAAGCTGCTGTTCCTTTTGCTGTATGGCTTGCGCTTGTTGGTTGACCATTTGCTCTTTCATCATAAGCTGCTGAAAGATAGTCGGGCTGTTTTTGGGATCATTCTGCATAGCCGCATTACGACTAATCGCCTGACGCTCCGCGTCCCGTTGGGCCAACTCTTGTCCTGCCATCTGAGGCGTAACCTGTCCAGTAGGTTGTGGTGGTTTACCCGCAGCGTATTGCTGTAACTTTTGGTCAGGAAAACGCGCAGGATTCTGAATCGCTGCTTGCGACTGCATGGGGTTAAAAGGGATCTGTGACATGTACTACCCCTTACAGTTTTGAATAATCAACTGCATCAAACCCATCACCCGCACCGCCCTTGATGTAGGCTTGCGGCCTTAACACTGCTACTTCGTCAGCCATAACGCCAATTTGCATGGGTCCACCAGATTTGTAACGGTAACTATAAACTTTTAACCCGTCATCCAACACACCGATAGTTTGAATGTCAGTCTTTAAACGACGATCAGATGTAGTTGTTGTGCCAGTAGACCCTGTATTGATTCTATTTAACATGTCTATGAGCGCTACTGTAGACAACCCACCTGAAAGTGCTTGCGACATAGGATCAATACCCGTGGCTGCTGCACTGATAGGTAGCCCCGTCAGCATGTTCTTCATAAACGTAAGGTTCTCATATGGGTACTTCTCAGCGCGTAGGAACTCGTTATAGTCAAAGTTGCGGTCCGCAGTACCCAAGTCAGCCATTTGTTTAAGCGTTGCCAGATCAAGATAACCTTGTTGTTGACCAAGATTACCAAGCGCTTGCGCCGACTGTATGCCTGTCTGTAAACCTTTAAGTCCAAGCTCTGCACCGAACTGCCGAGACTGTTCACTCATCTTCTGAGCTTCAAGCCCACGACCTTGTTCGACGTTAAACTGCCCAAGTCCTTGCGTGTAGGCATCCTGTAAACCCTTAGCCTGAATACCACCAAGCTGAGTCATGAGATTGCGATTTGCTTCAGACTCCAGCAAGCCATGACGTGACCCACCAAAAGCACCGGCTTGAACGGCTTTTGCTCCGATAGCTTGGTTGGCAATATCTGCTTGGCGCTTGGCTTCGCGCTGCTGGACGTCAACAACATTCTGCATATAAGGCGACATGTAAGACGCCTGCACATTGGTGACGTTCTGCCCACCGTAAGTAGTTGGTTGGATGTTGGGGTTAGCAGGTACTGTGTAAGGGTTAGTAACAGAATCCCCACCTACATCAACTGCACCACCAGCGTCATACCCCTCAATTTCACCACCGTGAGCTTTGGGTACAGTGGTTTCAGTCTGCACAGGGTTAGCAAACGTACCCGTCGTAAACGCCGTGGGTTTATATTGCCCATACCCCAAAGCGCCAATGCCAGCAGCCTGTGCAAGATTGGAACCCTGTAAGAATTGAGCGGGTGTTGTTAAGTTAGCAATCCCTGCCTTAGCCGACTCAAGCAAGGGGGATTCCCCCGTGTACTTTTGAAAAGGCACATCAGCTTCAGCAGAAGATCGTTCAAGCAAGCGTTGTACATAAGGGGCATACCCCTCACGCAGTCCAGACTCTCCTGTAACTGCAACACCTGTACCAACACGGTCAGTGGTAGGAGCGCCCCTAACTGTGGTGTCAAAGTTTGCACTTGCGCCTGACGGCAAACCTAATTTGATTGCGCTTGCTATATCGGTAGCGGGTATGCCCAACGCTTGCAGCGTAGAGCCGGTCATATTCTTACTTTTGAACCAGTCAACTTTTTGCTGTCCAGTGAATCTTTCCCACCCAGCAGGGACTTGGATTGTTATACCCGTAGGAGATGTCCAAGTAGTTGTTGCGCTAACGGTGTCGTTCCCACCAGCAGCCGTGACTGTATCCGCGCCTCCACCAGCTACAACTGTATCTGCACCTCCACCAGCTACAACTGTATCTGCACCTCCACCAGCTACAACCGTATCAGTACCTCCACCAGCTACAACCGTATCAGTACCTCCACCAGCTACAACTGTATCCGCGCCTCCACCAGCTCTAACCGTATCAGCCCCACCAGCAGCGGGTATCTGTATTCCGGCGAGCCTAAACAACTCAGTCATATTTTCTGGAGTTTGTTCGCCAACACCTGTATTAATGTAATTAATAATTTCTTCGGGGGTATAGTCATACCCAACCATCTCTCTTACATAATCAGCTTTAGCTTCCCCAGTTGGTAATTGCGCTGCGCGTTGAGCACCAGCAATCCCAAGAAGCGCTCTAATATCTTCTGGATCTTGCTCTCCCGCAATCTCAATAATATTCTGCTGGATAGCGTCGTTACTTAACCCTGCACCTTGATAGAGCTGGTTGTACGCCGTAGCCTTATCTTTTGCAGACCCTGTACTAACTTGTTTAATAACATCTTCAGCAGCTTTATCTTGAAGGTATTTCCAATCTTCTTCCGCGCCAGTGTAAGTGGTACCTAACGCTCTATTAACAGCATCACGTATTTGAGCGTCGGTGTATCCTGCACGTAACTGCGAGGCATACCATTTAATCTTGTCGCTTTCAGAACCAGCGGCAGCTATTTTTAGTGCTTCAATGTCAACAGCCATGATTACCTCGGCATAAATTTGTTAGGGTTGATTTGAATACCCTGCTTTCTGTTACCAGTACGTGCCTCACGCACGCGATCCATCATTTCATACAAACGACTTGCACCAGCGTTGGAGTTACCATTGCCTAAATGACTAACAACATCTGCCGGGATCACAAACTCACCATCACTTAATGCAGCAGGGCGCTTGTTGTCGATATGTGCAGGGACTTCATCTGCCATACCATCCGTAGGACCGCCGAGGTAAAAGGGCTGTTTAACAGTCATACCACCACCGGCAAGCGTCATCAGCCCACCTTGTGCCGCAGGTTTGTACGTACTACCTTGATACGCCCGACGTGTTGAAGTTACCGGACCCTTCTCAGCAAATGACGCCCCTTTAGCTTGTTCCTGAGCATCCTTGGCAGACTTATAGGATAAGTAAGAAGCTAGCGCCCCAAGGCCGTATTTAAGAAGGAGAGGTAGTAATTCTCTAGGTATCCCAGCCCTTATTAACTCATCTTCCGTCGGATTTGGGCTTGTTGAAGTTGTCGTTGTATCTGTTGTAGGTGGAGGTGTAGTCGTTCCGGGTGGAGGTGTGGTTGTTCCGGGTGGAGGTGTGGTTGTTCCGGGTGGAGGTGTGGTTGTTCCGGGTGGAGGTGTGGTTGTTACAGGCGGAGGTGTAGTCGTTCCGGGTGGGGGTGTAGTTGTAGGAATAGCAGAACTTGCGGCAGTTCCAGCTCCGCTACCGCTTAACGCGCTAGCAATCGCAGGTATTCCAAGTAAAGCTGCGGCGGCAATAGGATCTATATTTTTAAAAGCGTCAAAAAAGCTGGCTAGGTCTGCACCGTTAGGGGGTTTAATTGAAACATCCCCAATAGTTGCATCATCAATATCGCGTAATATGGAAATGTCATCTGGAATATCCACCGTGCCAGAAACATCTAACCTAGCGATATTCTCGTCTGGGTCAAGAGGTAGTCTGGATATTGGTTCAATTGCTGTACTCATATTTACACCCGAGTTTAAAAAGCTAGCGGTGTTGTTTTCAGTAGTTGGCATGGAAAAAGACTTAGTATCAAATACCGTGCGTGGGGTATTAGGATCTACCAACTTTTCAAAATACGGCTGCAACTGAGCAGCTAGCTCAGGGTTTTGCCTAGAAAACTCCTCAAAGTAAGGGGCTATAACTTCTTGCGACCCTGGTGTGGAGTATATATTTTGCAGCATTTGTTGAACATCAGTACCGCGCCCAGTGATCAGATCTTCAGTAGATAAAAATTTATTTGCTGCCGCTACTGTTGAAGGGTCAATGTTACTTAAAGCCTCGAAGAAGTCATCGTAAGTTAAATCTTCCGGTAAAGTGGTTAGCCCGTCGTTATCGGGGCCAATACCAAACCCAAAAGACGTTGTCATTACGGCTTCCTCCCCAGAAACTCTAGGAATTTGTTAAGTGCTTCGCCCTGCTTGGGGGCTAAATCGGTTGAACCCAAAGCTTGCTGTAACCCATAAGACAGGGCTGCATTCTTGGCAGCTTCGGAAAAGTTAAACGGTCTACCAAGCGCAGCAGACGTAAGCCCAGAAGTAGCGATTGATTTAGCGGGGGTGTACAGCGCACCCAACCCTTTATCCAAACCAGTAGCCGCACCAAGTTCACCAAGCCCCGCACCAATAGCCCCGGATGTAGCGCCAGACTTAAATGCTTTACCCGCATCCATGTCTACGAGTTTTGCAATACCAGCGTTTAACCCCCCGCTTACCAAAGCATTAGCGCCGATATTTGCTAAAGTGGAAGGAACCCCAGCGCTTGCCAAAGTTCCAGCAAGCCCAGTACCCGATACATTCATTCCTAATTCGCCAAGCGCGGCAATGGTACCGGCGCTTGCGGAACCCGTAACCCCACTCAACAAACCGCCAACACCACCAAAAGGTAAAGAAGCGATAGCCGCGATCTTTAAGGCATTAGCTACATTCTTAGCGTCAGGATGCTCGCCTTTGTAATACTGGGGGTCTCCGATAGGGACAAGCTTATCACCCATAGGCAAATACATCTGAGCCATGCGCTCGCGGCTCTCACCACCTGTCTTACCACCAACTAAAAAAGCAACTTTACCTGACTGAATATCTTCAAGCGTTGGGTTTTTGATCTCAATCGGATTGCCTTTAGCGTCTTTCTCGGCTGTGCTGTAGGCTTTAGTAAAGGTGGACTTGTGCCCGAAGATATTATCTTCTGTATTAAAAGCGCCTTTTAATATGTCATAGGCTGACTTCTGTTGGGTCTGGGTTCCAGACTCGTACTCACCCGCTTCGCCAAGCGCTGCGTTCCAATTTAATGTGGGTTTTTCCTCTGAACCAAAATCCTTCAACCCCGCAAACGGGTTGGCGTAAGATTCACCTGCGGTCCACCCTTTGTCCGAAGCTGCGCCTTTGGGGGTTGTGCCATATTGCTGTTGGCGTTGAGATAAATAGTCCTGCATTTGCTGCGACTGCACAAACGCATTGAACTTCGCCAGAGCTGCTTCGGGTGTAATTTGGGTCGAAGTGGTCATGTCGTGCTATCCGGTATCGCAGAGACAAACACCATAGTGGCTATAACTGAGGGGGTGGCAGGGCGTGTGGGAGAAGAAGCAGCGTTAATCTGCTCAATACTAACTGAAGTGTTGTCAGTATGCCAGTACAGCTCGACGTAATCACCCGAATACAAAGGCAAAAACAAATTCAAAGCCGCAATCAAATGCCCGTCTACTCCGCCATGACTGTTAGGGACAGAAAACCGAGAGTTACTGTTTGGGACATTGGTGCCGTTTATTGCGGCCCAAACATCAGCGTCATGTATCTGGGAGTCTGTATTAGCAAACTGGATACTGAATTGTAAGTTATAAACCCCAGAGTAACGCACCGTTAGTTTTGAATTATCGACAAGCGTCACACTGTCAGCAATATCAACGACATCAAACGTAACGGCGTAGGCGGCGGTTGTACTAACAGCAACTTGATCCGAATCGCTAGACCATGCCCCAAACGGAATACTTAAATACCGCCCCCCGTCTGTACCTAGTAATGCAGCTACGTTGTTATTGAGCTGATTGAAGTAAAGGCGTAAAACATTGTTGAACTGGTCATGATACGCACGTTCATAACTAGCACCTGCGGCAGGTAGGCTAGGTGGGGCGGGTTGCCTAAGCAAACTCACCGCTGACCATCCTGTTTAATATCAATCCGTGGTGCACCAAGCTGCCACGTTGTACCCAGCCCATCAGAGCCAACCCGCATAATCATCTGTCGTCCACGGATACGGGTATAAATAATGTTGGTGAACTGCTCAATCGTCACTGTAGAAGTACGAGCAACAGCTTTCGCAGCTTCAGTATTAAACCCAGACCCAGAACCATTCATACCATAAAGCGTCATAGTGACTTGTGGACTTTGGCTTGTAGATCCTTGGAATGTCAGATCCGGCACCATACGCCATACAAACCCAAAGTTCTGCCCGTCGTCAATATCAAACTCAGCCGACTCAATATAAGCTTCAATTGCGGTGGCTGTACCTGTGGCGTTATCGTCCACCCCGTATTCATGATCAACAACGTTGTAGTTGTACGTAGCTGCTTCAGGGTAGTTGCGTAACCCCGAGTCAAGCCAAGCCGTGCGCCCCATCGTGCCGTAATACCAAATATCTTCTGCATAGTTGTACACAACGTACTTATCAACTACCGTGGAATTGGTAGAACAGTAAAACCACCAGACTTCGTTAAAGCCTTCGTTTGTTCCGGCAAAGATCTGATCAAGCTGCGAGACGTTAATGTCGGAAAAGACATACCGCCTTAGATCACAGCGAAGCGTCTGCACTCGCCCGTTATAAGTGTAAAACTTATCAACCCCCATCCAATACACCACACCCGAAGCAACAGCCGTAGCGTTTGGTCCGACGATAGATATGTTGTCACCAAGTAACTGAGACCCCCACACAAACGGAGGGCCGAGGTACTGCAAGGAGTACAACGCCGAATCAGTCCACACTAAGATCTCTTGGCGTGTTTGAAGCTCAGAAATAATCTGTGAACCGTGGGATAAACG